TAACAGCAAAAGCATTTCTGAAAGTCAGGTTATATAGTCCAGTTCCTCCCTTGGATACGGATATATCCCCACTCCCAAAGTTTAATGTTCCCGCACTAGCTACTCTTGCATAAATAATTCTACTTCTTCTAATAGAGGCTTCTACGGGTTGTGGATAGGAAAATCCTAGTTGGTTAGAAGTATAGCCAAGCTGTAAAACGCTAGTAGTTGCGTCTGTTGCAGTAGAGGCGGCTGTTCCCATTTGCATGTCTACTACGGACGTAGTTGGGATAGCCCTTTGCCAAACAGTAGCTCCAAACAAGGAGGCTGATTCTATTGCCGCTACTGTAATCGGAACTCTTCTGAATGGTTGTTTTAGAGTAGCTTGGAATCTGCCGGTCGCAGATCTAGTTAAAGAAGTATAATCGTCATTCCCTACTCCTGCTGATATTGAAGGACCAGCAGTTGTTGTAATGGATGTTCTGAATATTCTAGGGCCAACGTAGCTATTTTTTATTTCTCTTAACACGGTCACACCTCCACAATGTGGGTAAATTTTTGTTTAAAGGGGGAGGAGTGTGAATCCTCCCCCTGAGTAATTAACCTATATCGTACCATCTCGAATCGAGAGGGTTCCAAACTAGGTGTAACGCTGCATTGGCAGGAACAATTGCGGCTGTTCCTCCTGCTACGTTAGACGTTCCTGCTGCTGCCATCGTAATGGTGTTAGCAGAAATGTTACAAATCACCAAATGCTGCCCAGGGAATGTCCCTGCCTGAACGATAGCACCAGTAACAGCACCGCCCGTAGTAACTACGCACATGCCGTGACCGTTGTGAGTAACCGTTCCAGATGATGCAAGAGTTGGAGGAGTACCAGATTTAGGAGTTTGAGCTGTATAAAGAGCCCCTCCTGTACCTGCTGCTGCTCCACCTACAACACCCGCATTTGTCCCTAAAGCAATCGCCCCAGGAAAACCAGAGGAGTCAGGCTCTGGAGTTACTGTTAGACGACCTACTACTGATTGGATTCTATCTAATGACATGATCTTTCTCCTTTACTTAAATTAAGTTGTAGTTAAACCAGTCATGATTCCATGCGCTGTAGGCATGACTCCAAACTCAAAGTACACAGCATACCGAGCTTGCCATGTATCATTTGTTGGAGAGAGCCTAAAGATAGATCCACCCATTGTAGGATCCTCTACCCATCCACCGTCTGGACGAGCATGCATCTCTACAAAGTCACTGTTGATAGAGTAGAAGGTATCATCCTCTACAAATCGTTCAGCAACTACTGGGATAGGACCAGTATCGCTCATGAACTCAAGAGCCTGGAAGGAGAACTTGCCCTTTGGCCCTGAGTTACGAGACTCAACGATCATATATCGCTTTTGGTCCTCAAGTTGGTTGAGGAGTTTACGATATTGAACGAATGAGGTTACGTTCATGTCATGGTTTTCACCAAACGCATATTTGATCTCTAGAGTCTGCTGATTGAGCAGATCTGGAGTAATACCTACGCTAAGCGAAGTGAGCTGACTGGAGGCTTGCCATCTGTACCCTACGTTTACAGAGTAAGCTGTTCCGGTTGTCGCAAGCAAAATACCACGCAATCCTGTAGGGTCATTGTTACGAGAACCCTGCATAAATATGTTGTGAGTACCTGCTCCGATATTAGCAAGATCTAAGGTTGGACCATCAATCTGCTGGAGTCGAACTACACGAGTTGAAGGGGTTACGGCAATAATCTCAAATAGAGCACTATTTGAGTTTACATTGACATAATCCTTTGGCTCGAAGTTAGCTTGCTTCCAACTAGCTGCGGTTACGGTAACATCAAATGTATCTGTAGAGACAAAAGCCTGGTTTCCTGAGAAGGAACCGAGTCTTCCGTTCCCGTTAGCAGTAACGCTATCATTAAACAGAATACGAGATGTGTTAGCTTGCCAGCTCTGAACGCCACGCTTTACCGGCTCTTTAGAGAGCCGAACGAAAGCGCCTTCGTCAGTCTGGGAAGCCTTAATAGCCTCGTTATCAATCTCGATGATTGCAAAGGTTTTCTTTGCAGTGATCAGCATCTTCTGGTAGCTGGTTACGTTAGCTCTTGGAAGAGATCCAGAACCACGTCCACCACCAAATGATGTTGGTACAGAGATAAGAGCTTGGTCGCCCACGAAGTTATCGTTGCGCTTGATCTTAGCAAGTACAACATTTTCAGAATTGAACATATCCCGCGACATACGGATGTACTTGGTTTTGAATACACCTGTAGCCGTGGTCAAATTATAATTTGCCATTTAGCCACCTCTTATAGAGACAAAATTACGTTTATCTACGAGTTAGAGCAGCGATCTGCCTAGCTCGCTTCTCTGGCTTAAAGAAAAACTCTTCAAGCTCTTCATCAATCGCGTCTTTTTGTCCTGTCGAGCTGGCCTGTTTGAATTGGGCTGCCATGCCTTTGGATTGAGCATGAGCAACTTTTCGATTCAAGTTCTCGATAGACTTGTTGGGTTGTTTTAGTGCATCTCTGATTATTTGCTGCAAATCCTCTGGAGTAAATTCAGGATGATCTTTGGTCAACCTAAACACCTCCATGCAGAAATCAGCATCTTCAGATAGCGCAGGGCTAACCGCTTCAGCCGCTTCGTGGATTTTTCCTATGTGTTGAACATCAGAATGAAATTCAATTACATGTTCAGGTTCCACTTCCTCTGGAGCTGAGAATCGCTTCCCTTCTCCTACCTGGTTTTTAACGAGCGTTTCATAGAGCTGCCAAAACTTCTGCTGTGGAATACCATGCTGACTTCGTAGCGTTTCAATCTCTTGCTCTAAGGCGCGAGTCGCTTCACTACGCTGAGTCCTGGTTTCTAGCTGCCTAGCCTTGTCCTCTGCTGCTTCTGCTCGTCGTTTAGCAAAGTAAACATCCCTTTGCTCTTTAGTCATGCCAGTAAATACCTTGTATACTTCTCCAAGGGATTCTAGACATGCCTTCTCATATTCTACAGGATCTTGCCCAGAATCACCTACTGCCATTTTTGCCAAGGCTTTTACTACTGGAATCCATTCGCCTTGCTGAGCTAATTGGGCAATTTTGCCCGCTTTGATTTTTACTTCATCAAATTGGCTTTGTAGGCTGCGCTCTCTTGAGCTTACTTCAGAAACACGCCTATCCATGTTTCTGTTAAACTCTTCTTGCCTTGTATAGGCTTTAATAGCGTCTTTAACTTTAAAGGTAACTTCTTTATTACCTATCTTTTCGGTAATTTCGGCCTCCTCGGGAAGGTCTACTTCTTCCTCTCCCAATTTGGCCTTAATTGCCTTAACAGCTACTTCTTGGTCTTTTTGCTGACTTTCTTCGCTGTCTTCTTCGCTACTTTCTTCGCTACTTTCTTGCAAGCTACCATCGTCTTCTCCTTCATCATAATTTTGACCATCTTGGTCAAGGTTTTTAGCAAGCTGTCGAGCTGCCATCTTTTTAGGCACTTCTTCAGCTATCCGCGCCTGTTTTTCTGCTTCTGTATCTATCTCTTTAGATTGCTCTGCCTCTTCTTGGGCATACATATCTAAGAGATCATCAGCAGTCGTTTGACGTGGAATTGGTTGTTCTATCGCTGTGGTTTGTTGGACGTTTAAATCGTCAGACATTACATTCCTTCATCTAGTGGTGGAGCCGACACCGGACCTCCAGAATCCAATGGCATACCTGGATCCATTGGGCCTGGAACTGGGCCAGCAGGAGGCATTGGGCCTAGTGGCGGCATCATCCCTGCTCCAGCTCCCATCCCACCCATAGCCATAGGAACCGGCATTTTAAAATATACGGGCCAAGTAGGACATTCCATCTGGAGCTTCTGCATAAATAGAGGATTCCCTGCTACTAGCTGTTGCCCCATGCCATCAACGATACCAAACGCCTTTTTATACATAAGGTATTCAGTAAGGAGGATGTGCTTCTGGAGAGCCTGTTTTCTCTCTGTTGGTGTGTTTTCTTTAAAGTCCCTGGATTGAGGAGGTTGTAAGTGAACCTTCCAGTGAACTATCAGATCTTCATCTTCTGTAGGTGGAGCCACGGTGGCTCCACTTAGGATGTCCTGATTCTCTGACTCTGCGCATTTTACCGCTCTAGTAACAATGTCTTTAAATTCTTCACTAGCGCTTAATCCTACTAGGTTAATGTACTGCTCTTTGGATACAACAGAGTTTGGAGGGAACTGTATTTGAGCCATCTCGTTAAGCTCCTCGATTCTAGCTGAAGGAGATTGAGAAAGAGCCGTAGTGTTTTCAATACGAATATCGTATGGCTTAGAAAGGTTTGCAGCCTTAAACTTAACTATCTTAAATTCATTATCTTTGCTTAGAACTCTAGCAAACCTACCATCGCTATCATCGTAGTTGTCACCTGCTACAGATAGCGCCATCTTTGCAGACTCTACCATCCCTAGGTTGTTAAACTTCGTTATAAAGCCGTAAGAGCGTTTGTCCTCCTGCTCTTCTAAAGCTCTTAAAGCCTTAGCTGCTCTAACTCCAGAAGGAGCTTGACCTCTACTCATTTCAAAAGTGCCAGAAAGTTTCTCCATGATACGAGTAAGCATATCCATATACTGCATTGGCTCCCCTATTGGGGGATTCATGTGCATCAAGGATGGAGGCATACCAGGAGCATGAGTAAGGACCGTTGCTTCGTTTACAAGCTGAGTCATCTCACATGCGCCTTCCGGCATTGCTATCTTTGGATGAGATAGCAGGACTAGCATTTTGTAGATAAGAGAGGCGCAAGAGTTTATCTGATGGTTAATTGGGAAGATCTGCTGGAAGAAGCTCATGCCTCTTATGCAGTCCGGTACGTCTAAATCATGGATTTTTACGTAAGGCCGTTTGCCGTGAGAGAACGGAAGGTCCACGTTTTCTAACACGCATGTTCTAGTAAAGATAATGTGCCTACCACCCTCTAAGAACTCCGACTTGTCGTGATATAGCTTATAAACGATAACCTCGTTTCCAAATCGTCCGTAATCAAACGCTATGTCGTTAAACATTTGCAAGTTTCCATCAGAGCGGATCTCATCTGCTTTGTTTGGATATTTTGCTCTTAGGTAGTCTACATCTACGCAGTCCCACTCAATGCACCACTCTATGTCATCTCGATTAGTGCAGGGCTGCTCAAAATAATGCCAAGGGGCCTTAACGCTGTACTTTACTTCCCCAGTTTTAACAGCCTTGGAGATGTAAAGCTGTTGCCCGTCCTGGCCAAGAACAGGTTCGTTCCTGTCGTTCATCAAAGGAATACGCTGGCCGCCTGTGTTTAGCTTTAGCCAATCTGGATGAATATCTCCCTTATTGAAGTCATAATCGACTTTCATAAAGGCTTCCCCAAAGATTTTGCAGTACCTTACCCAGTTCTGGAGATGGGCATCATAGCTATTAACGTACCAGATGTGATCTAAAACGTCTTTTGACGTTTTAGCGTTATCTTTATCTTCTGGGTCTGAGGAGGTAGGGAAAATTGCTACTGCTGGTTTGTATCGAGTAGCTTTACTAACGTGGTGCTCTACAAAGTCGTAGCAGTGATTAAATACAAGCCTTGGAGTTTTGCGATTAACAATCGTTCTTACGTTATCTAGGAATCTAGCTTGGTACTTATCCTGAGCCAACCAATGATTACCCTGATAAATCAGGAGGTTCTGGAATTGGAGCGCAAAATACGGCTGATAGTATTTCTCACAGAAGTCTACAGAGTCGGTACACCATTTTAGTACCGCTTGCTCGTCTGTAAAATCCTGAATAGTCCAAAGCGGCTTTAGGTTGCCCTCTCTTATATCAAAAGCATCAACTAAATTTTTCGAGAGCGGAATACCTACCATAGCTATGACCTCTTAGCCGTTAGCTCTTGAGCCCTCTCTAGGGCTTCTAGCTCATCATCAGATAGAACGGCTTTTAACCATTCTAGCTGCCCATCTTCAGTTTCGGGAAACATTTCGTCCACTTTTTTCTTGATGTACTCATTTTGGGCTAAGTTCTCCTTAGTCCTAAGTCTTGGTCTAGAGGCTAGAGCCTTAGAAATAGTCGCCACTCCGAGCTGTGCAGAGTTAGCTATGTTAAAAGCTCTATCCGCCATCTTCTCGGAAAGTCGAGCTGCTCTATTGGTTTTATGCGCTAAATGCATTAGGTCATTTTTTGTCTTTTCTCTCCAACGGAAATTAGCGTCTTGAATCTCTCGAATAGAAAAACGGGCTTGAAACTCAAACGAGCGCAGGGATTTTTTGTGGAGCATCCTAAGCAATATTAAAGAAGCTATGTAGAGAGCCGATACTATTTCAAGCGTCATATTCTGGGCTTTGTACTGAATCTACTGCTGCCTCGTCCCACCGTTCTGTAGGATCTAGGTGTGCCACCATAATTCCGTTAGGCGCGTAGATGTCGTCTTTCAGGATGTAGTCATCCCCTCTTTCATGGAATCTAAAGTTACACGCACTAATCATATAAAGAAAGCATTGAATTAAATGGTCATCTTTATCTGGATAGTCTCCCTTCTCGTCCGTAATGTAGCTCTCCACTTCCCAAGGGAACCATTCTAGTCTGTCTGATACAAACAAACAGTCCTCTGCTGTCATCATTGATTTCGCAATCGAGATACCGTCCGAATCGTCATTAGTTTTCCATCTCTTTTTTTGCGTAGGAGCAATTCCAACTTTATAGTGTTTCCAGATTTCATTTCTGAACCAGGCTGCTGCTTCATCGTACATGGTGATCCACTTCCCACCAGGGTTAAGCTCCTGTTGCGTCTTAGTAATTTGGTTCCAAATAGAGACAGAATCAGTCTTCTTACGATCCTTTTCATAAATTTCTCCCATTAAAAATAACTGCGCTGTATACGGATTGTGAGCCCCAAACAAAACACCAAAGCAGCTAGAAGAGCCTGGGTCACATAGTGTGTACCAGCGCAGTCTGGATTTTTCTTTTTTTAGAATGTCCATTAGCATGGAGTGAGATTTTATATGCTTGTTCTCTCCGTCCCATGTTGGGAATACTGCATCCTCTCCACCGAAAACTAATTTACCTTCATACTCGCGCTCCCAGATTCTAATGTCTCCGTTAGCCTTGAGTCGATTTTCAATCTTCTTTAACTTCTCTCGGTCTATGTGAGGATTAACCCATGTAGGCATTTCCATATAGAAACGGGTCTTGTCTCCTCCTTTAATTTCTTTAAGAAGGTCTTTTCTAAATTGCACATAGTAAGCGGTTTTTTGTTTTGGAGGAGTTCCCATGACCAAGAGCTGGCAATCTCTACCTAATAGGTTGGGCTCCATTACTTCTATATGGAACTCTTGGGAATGGTGCTGGAACTCA